TTCTTATCAGGTAAGTCTAACTTCCGTAAGACTATCTATCCTGAGTACAAAGCTAATCGTACTGCACCTAAGCCCGTACATCTAGAAGCTCTACGAGAATATGCTCTAGAGAAACAGAATGCGGAACTTGCACCTGATACATTAGAGGCTGATGATGCCCTAGGCATTAATCAGACTGATGATACTATGATTGTATCGTTAGATAAAGATTTACTAATGGTCCCAGGTAAACACTTCTCATGGGAGATTAAAGGTAAAGGCTGGACAAAGCCCGATAAGTTCTTTACACAAGATGCGATAGGTGGTATGAGGTTATTCTTTGAGCAATGTCTTAAAGGTGATACTGCTGATAACATTAAAGGTATAGAAAAAATAGGTAACAAACGGGCTGCAGCTTTACTTGCAGATTGTGTTACTGAGCAGCAGATGTTTGATGCTGTTCGTAATGCATATGGTAATGATGACGAGTTTATTATGAACGCATCAGTACTATGGATAATGCAGAATGAGGAGGATGTATGGAAGGACAGGTTTAATGCCTACGTTCAAAAGTAAACTAGAAGTTAAAGCTTGGGCAGTACTCAAAAAACATTTCCCAAGTGTTAAGTATGAACCTGATGTAATAGAATACATACAACCCATCAAGTCACGGAAATATAATCCTGACTTTCGTATGGCAAAGAATGTATATATAGAAGCAAAGGGTAAGCTTGACTTAGCTACTAGGCAAAAGATGGTTTGGTTTAAAGAATGTAATCCTGAAGTCACCATAATTTTCTTGTTTATGAATCCCGATAACAAGATAACCAAACGCAGCAAAACAACATACTGGCAGTGGGCTGAGAAACAAGGGTTCATGTGGCTAGACTTTAGAAAGGATTGGATAAATGATTATAAAAAACTTATCAGAAAATAAAGATGGTAGTGTTGACTTTGATTTTAAAGTTGACAAGATGGAAACAGAATTCTTGTTATCCTTCGCTATCAAAGCTCTCATGCGTGAGGGCATAATTAAAACATCAGAAGAAGAGTTTGCTGAAACAGAAGTAGACCTTCCACTGGAGACTATGCAATGAAGAAACATTTAGTAATAGGAGATACCCAGGTTAAGCCTGGGATTTCCCTATCTTATTTAACATGGATAGGTAGGTACATTGTTGACAAACAACCAGATGTAATCGTAATGATTGGTGACTTTGCAGACATGCCTAGCTTATCTTCCTACGATGTAGGTAAAAAATCTTTCGAAGGTAGAACTTACAAAGCAGATATTAAAGCTGCTCACAAGGGCATGGAAGCATTGCTAGCACCTATGAAAGCACTTAACAAAAGACTAGCTAAAGCTAAGAAGAAGTTATACAAACCTAAGATGGTATTGACTATGGGTAACCATGAGCAGCGTATTAACACAGCCATTGAGTATGACAGAAAGCTAGATGGTCTTATATCATTTGATGATTTACAATACAAAGAAGCAGGATGGGATGTAATTCCATTCTTAGAAGTAACTAGTATTGATGGTGTTGCATACAGTCATTACTTTGCGAGTGGTGTTATGGGTAGACCAGTAACATCAGCACGTGCTTTACTTACCAAGAAGCATATGTCTTGTGTAGCAGGTCATCAGCAAGGACATGATATAGCGTACGGCATGCGAGCAGATGGCAAACAGATGACATCTATCATTAGTGGTAGTTGTTATCTACATGATGAGTCATACTTATCTCATCAAACTAATCAACATTGGAGAGGATTGTATATGTTACATAATGTAGAGGATGGTTCATTCGATGAATGTGCAATACCATTACATTATTTAAAAAGAAAGTACAGGAAATAGCTTGACTTTCTCTGTAATATATGCTATAATATTAATATGAAGACAAGTACAATAAAAGCTAATATAGCTAAACAAAAACAAGTAGGTGGTAATCATTATACTAGTTATAAGATACAACCTATAGAGTTTATAACAAGTAATAACATTGGTTTCATTGAAGGTAATGTAATTAAATATGTTACAAGGTTTAGAGAAAAAAATGGTATAGAAGATATAAACAAAGCTATACATTACCTAGAACTTTTAAAAGAAATGTATTATAATGGAAAAACTTAAAACAAAAAGAGTTTGCAATAAATGCAAAGAACCTGCTAGAATCTGGGATAAAGGTCAGTGGTGGTGTTCTATTGATAGTAGCATGGGTAATTGGAACATGCGTGGTTATTGCAGCAAGGAGAAAAAGAAATGAGAAACTTACTTACAACAACTATAGGTCATTTAATTATAGTAGTTATTCTTATTGGTTTATATGCATTACTAGGAAGTTTGTTTACAAAAGCTGAAGCAGGAGACAAAGTAGGTGTTGGTGATTTTGTTATGGCAGTCAGTTATACAGAGTCATACAATGATTTACAGTATGTAGCTAACTTTGTTAATTGTGATATGGCACAGACCTATTACAATGAAAACTGTGCTACACAAGGTGCGATGATTATGATGTGTCAATTAGAACAATATCTTTATATGCCTATTGGTCACAACAGTGATTCATCATTTGACTTTGAACCTACTGACAGACAATCATGTGGCTTTGTCGGTGTACAAAAACCTAAATTTACAAAGGATTAATTATGCCAGGAACTAATGGTACAAATGATTACGAAATCCCTGGTGCAAAGTTAAAGACTGCAGTACCAAGTGATAAGTATAAAGAAGGATGGGACAGAATCTTTGGTGCCAAACCTAATGATAAACAATTTGATAAGGTCAAAAAGACTAAAGGTCGGTCATAACTATGGCTCTATCATTCAAAGAAGTCTGCGAAGAATTAACTAAAATAGATGAAACAACTCTTCTTGAGGTACTTAACATCTCATCAGAAGATATAGTTAATCACTTCCAAGACAAAATCGAGGACAATCTCGAAGAACTATCTAATGACTTAGATGAACATTCTAAACAATTAGACATATTTAACGAAGAATAATAGGAGATAGCATTGGATATTTACCAATCGGTAATAGCATCAAGTAGATACGCACGTTTTATACCTGAGCTTAAAAGAAGAGAAACGTGGGAAGAAACAGTAGACAGAATGGTTAGATACCTTAAGTCTAAAAACAAAGGGTTAGACAAAGAGTTTAAAGAAATACGAGAAGCAGTACTTAATTTAGAAATCATGCCTTCTATGAGGCTTATGATGTCAGCAGGAGATGCTTGTGAACGAGACAATATTTCGGCTTACAATTGTTCTTATCTCGCTATTAATAATAAACGAGCTTTTAGTGAGGCTTTATATATTTTAATGAACGGAACAGGAGTAGGATTTAGTTGTGAAAGACAAGAGATTAGTAAATTACCTAGCATACCAGAGGTACTTAGTAACACTGATGATACTATTGTTGTTGGTGACAGTAAGCTTGGCTGGGCGAAGTCGTTTAAGAAACTATTATCTAGTCTATGGGAAGGAGATATACCCAAGATTGACTACTCTAATGTTAGACCAGCAGGTGCTAGGCTAAAGACATTTGGTGGTAGAGCTAGTGGTCCAGAGCCATTAAAGAGGTTGTTTGATTTCGTAATAGAGTCATTCAAACATGCTCAAGGTCGTAAACTAACCTCGTTAGAGGTCCATGATATTATTTGTATGGTAGGAGAGATTGTAGTCGTTGGTGGTGTTAGACGTTCTGCCCTCATCTCACTATCTAATCTTACAGATAAACGCATGAGAGAGGCTAAAATGGGTGCCTGGTACAATGATTTTGCATGGAGAGGGTTAGCTAATAACTCAGTTGCTTATACAGAAAAACCTGATATGGAAACATTTATGGATGAATGGGTATCCTTAGTTAAGTCTAAGTCAGGAGAACGTGGTATATTCAATAGAGTTGCTGCGCAAAAACAAGCTGCTAAATGGAAAAGACGTGATGAAACATTAAGTTATGGAACAAATCCTTGCAGCGAGATTATACTACGTGATAAACAGTTCTGTAACTTAACAGAAGTAGTTGTAAGAAATGGTGATACTAATGATAGTCTACTTAACAAAGTGCGACTAGCTACTATACTTGGTACATTACAATCTAATCTAACTAACTTTCAGTTCTTATCTCATGACTGGAGTAAGAATACAATAGAAGAAAGATTACTTGGTGTATCACTAACAGGTATTATGGATGCTAAAATAACATCTAATCCTGACCCTAAATTTTTAGAGGAGATGAGAGACCATGCTAGAAGAACCAATCACAAATACGCAGACAAACTTGACATACCACGAAGTACAAGTATTACGTGTGTTAAACCTTCTGGGACTGTTTCTCAGCTCGTTGATAGTGCTAGCGGTATACATGCTCGTCACGCTGAGCATTACATAAGAACTATCCGTATGGATAAGAAAGACCCTATATATGAGTTTCTTAAAGGTCAGGGTGTAACAGTAGAAGATGAGCAATATAGACCTGACTCAACTGCAGTGTTTAGTTTCCCAATGAAAGCTCCTAAAGGTGCTGTTACTCGTAATGATATGACAGCTATAGAGCAGATGGAAAATTGGTTAATATATCAACGTCATTGGTGTGAACATAAACCATCAGTAACTATTAGTGTAAAAGATGATGAGTGGATGGATGTAGGTGCATGGGTATGGAAATACTTTGATGAGATATCAGGTATATCTTTCTTACCACATAGTGACCATACATACGTACAAGCACCATACCAAGATGCAACTAAAGAAGAATACAATGCATTACTTAAAGAAACACCTAAACATATAGACTGGACTTCATTTATTGAAGAAGATGATAATACTGAAGGTAGTCAAACACTAGCGTGTACTGGAGGTTCTTGTGAGATTTAGTTATTATCCTATACTCGGAGTCCATGTGGGCTTCGAGTTTACTGATGCAATGGTAGATGATGTACCAATAAGTTATTTACTAATTGATTTGTTTGTTATAAGAATACAATGTGCGTGGTATCCACGATGAAGTTAGCTATCATAGGGAGTAGAAGTATTGAAGATGATGCCTGGACTCTTAAAACCGTGGATAAAGCAGTAAAAGAACTTAATCCTACATGCATACTAATGGGTGCTGCTAGAGGTCCAGACAATGCAGTAAGTCATTATGCAGAGTCTCATGATATAGATTTAGTAAGGTTTCTACCTTATCATCTATTAGACCCTGTGGCTAACTTTGATAGTAAGCACTTCTTTATTCGTACTAAACAGATTATAAACAATGCTGACCATGTATTAGCCCTTTGGGATACTAAGAGTAGTGGTACGCAGTATGCGATTAGATATGCTCAGAAGCTAGAGATACCTGTTAATGTCGTGAAATTTGTCTGGTAACTTTACAGTCTTCATAAATAGTTACAAACTCTGTAGTATCTAATTTAGATTTACCTAATTTGAGGGGGTCAATATAGTCCCCTCCAATTACTGCCATACATATAGCAATAACGTGTAGTATAACTGACTTACTCGTTTCCATATAAACTATTTAAAGCTGTAGCTGTAGCTTCCATACGTTTAACTACACCATCCATTGTGCCTGGTTTAGATTTATATTTTCTATATTCATCATTATTTAAAAACTCTTTACTTGCTTCTTTATACTTACCTTCATTAAGTAATCTAATTGTTGTAGGACTTCCTTTAGGTGTTAAACTACCTCTAAACCAAGAGCCTAAAATATTCTTTCTTACGTCAAGAGGCATTTTACTAAAGCCAGGTATAGCTTCTTTTACTTTAGGAAGTCTTTTATTAATATCTTGTTGAAGATAATTATCTGCTTGTACATCAGTTATAGTCATACCTTCTTTAACATCTTCACCATAATGTCCATAACCTATAGTAAAATATTTTTCTGTTTTTATTGGTTTATAAGCAGTTAATTTCTTACCTTCATGTCCTTTAATAAAACCTGTATAAGTAGCCATATCATCATTTAAAGGTTCTAAATCACTAAAAATACCCATAGAATTATTTAGCTCCCAACATATGATTAAGATAAACATTAGCATCTTCATCTTTTATTTTGTCCTGGTCTCTACCCTGTAGTTTAGCTTGTAATTGCATAGAAATAGTCATACTTTCTGCCATTTCTCGTGCTTGATTTACTCCTATTTTACTAAAAATTTTACCATTTTCTACATAAAAAGTATTTTTTGTATGCCCTAGTACTTTCATATTATTCAAAGTTGCTAACTTAAAATAATCTAATGTTTTAGGTAAATCTTGTTGCCATTGAGAACCTGAACTATTTGTACCCATCATATAAGGCAAAGTTCTTTCATAAGCATCTCCATTAATTGTAGATAATAATTGTTTAGCTGTTGTATATTTTGTATTAGCATTATCTTGAGATTTTACAGCAGAAAATAAATTATTCATTACACCAAAAGCCTCAGGCTGTTGAGCAATGTCAGTCCCTTGGTCTATTTGAGTTTCTAAAACTTCATTAAATAACAATGAATTTTTAATTACTACATCAGGTCTTTCTTTAAATCCTTTTAAGGTCATACCAGAAGCATTAGGATTAGTAGTTATCATCATATAGTTATTTATTAACGTATCTTTTTGTTGTTTACTTAAACTAATGTTTAAATTTTTAATTAAATTATCTAAGTTAGTAATTAACTGTTGTTGTACTCCCATCATTTTAACACTTAATCCTGATTTTTCTTCAAAATTAAATAAAGCTTTTGCGTCTGAAACACTTTGTTGATTTTCATAAAAAGTTTTAGAATCTTTACCAAGCATCCTGTCAAAAGTAGTTCCTGTTAACTTCTCTAGTTCTGTTTTAACATTTTCATAAGCTGCTTTATAAGCATCATCATCACCCATTATAGTAGCAAAGTTAGTTAAACTTGTCCTAGCTGCTATAAGGATTTGGTCTCTAGCTGCTCCTGCATCATTTACACTTATTTCTCCACGACCTAAACGTTTTGAAACATTCTCTAATTCAAGAAATACTGTTTTTAACATACCTGAAGTAGCTTTTGCAGGTCCTCCAAGGCTATCTATATTTTCTCTGACTTGTGTTCTTTTAACTTTATCATCTAAAGAGTTGTCATTTAAAATTTCATTAGTTTTAAATCTAAGTCTATCTTCATATAGTTCTTTTGTATAAGTAGATAAGATAGCCTCTTTAGACATTCCTAAAGTATTTATTTTTTTATCATCAGTTAAATACTTTTTAATAGCTGCAAATTCTTTAATTTCTGCATCTTGTTGTACTTTTAATAAAGCAGCATCTCTTTTTAATAAATCTAGAGTGCCTATATTATTTAATGTTTTATTAACTCTAGCTGCAATCTCATCTTGATAAGCAGGATTAGCATTAGCTAAATCTTGAGTATCTTTTAAAATTCTTCTTTCAAATTCATAAGAAGATATAACACCTTGTTCTTTAGCTATTTCATATTTTTGTGTAACAGCATCTAATTTTGCTTGTAGTTCTTCATTCTTTGGGTCAGTTTCTAATTGGTCTTCTAAGTTTTCTTTATCTGTTAATAAATTTTGTGTTCCAGTTGTAGAAGAAGTTTCATATTCACTACCAAGTTGTTTTGCTAATGTATCTGCTTGGTCAATTGTTAAACGTTTATCTAAAGCAACAGCACTTTGAACTAAAGTATCTGTCATTTTAGCAGCTGCTCCTAAATTACTAAATTTACCAGGCAAAGCTTGTGGTGTAACATAACTTAATCCTGGATTATTAGGTTTCATTTTAGTTGTATCAAGTTTTACCATTATTTGTTTTCCCTATTGTCATATGCTTCATTTTTTAATCTCATTGCTTTTAACATACCATCTACATCTTCTTTTATTCTAGGATATTTATTACCTAAAACTTTAGCTAATGTAGCAGCTCTTACTATTTGTTCCTGTGAAAATACCTCTTGTGACATATTTACATCTTCTGTTAAACTTTCATAAAACTTATTTACTAAATCTTTACGTTGCATTTGAATAAGTCTAAACACTTCGTTTTTAAAATCTGTGTGTTCTTTCATACCTACTTTACCATATCTTTTAGTTAAAAAGAATTCGTGAGTTATTAATTGGTCTCGTAAATCTATTAAATCTGGGGTTTTATTACCATTAGATATATATAAAACTTCCATAAAATTCTTTGCTTCTTGACGTAATGCTTTTGTATTAAAAGAATCTTTTTCCACTTGTCTCCATAACAAAAATTCTTTTGTATTTGGAATACCAAAAGCTTTAGCAAATAATTCTCCACCAGATAAGTTTAATCCTTTTTCTTGTCCTGTTTTAAGATAATCTGCTTGCCAATCATCATATACTAAACCCATATAAACTCTATCAGCTTGTTTCATAAACGGAACCATTTTCTTTGCTGCTGCACCAAAAATTCTAAAACGTTCTTCTGCAGTTAGTGTATTTTTCCATCCACCAAAAGCATCAAAAACTAAAGATAAAGCACTGTTTTCACCAAAAACTGCAGTTTTATAAAAAGATAAAGCAGCAATATGTTCTTGAGGTGTTAAACTACCAGACTCTATATACTCAGCAATTACTTGAAATGCTGCAGAAGCAGGACCAAATGGAGCAGGTCCCATTACACCAAAGGTTTGTCCTACTTCAGCTTCAGAGTTTTCTCCTGTTATCATATAAGCAATATGATTATACAATAAAGACACACCATTTAACTGTCCCATTAATTCTCCAAACTCTCTTGCGTCTTCATCTTCAGAATCTAAGAACATATTTCTTATAAGTTCTTGTGCATTAAATATTAATGTACCATAAATAGCCATGTCTGCTCCAGCTAAAGCTAGTCTTTGCCTTCCAGTAAATGCAGTTGCTTGTGGGTCAAAATACCTTGTAGACATTTTCTGAGAGAAAGAAGAAAACAAACCAAGTACTCTTAAGCCAAAGTTACTTTGCCAACCAAATGCCATAGTATTATTC